AGAATACAATTCCATTATCAGAACGAGTATGGTAATGACCAGAAAATACTTTAGAGAAGTTTTTAAAAAGATTTGCTTCCAGTCCATGTTCCATAACAATTTGACGATTTACACGGAAACCCCGAAGTTCTAAATGACCCATTGCAATTTTTGCTTTGGTTTTTTTAATCATTTTGAGCGATTGTTCTTCATTTTCCATACAAATCCAAGGAAGAAGAAGAACATCAAGATTTCCAACTCTAATTTCTGTAGGAGAAGAATATGTTTCAATATTCGGATAATCCTTCAGAAGAAGTTGTGGTGAGTTTGTATTATTAGTATTTTTATAATAACTGTCGTGATTGCCAACAATCATATGAACCTTATAGTTCTTAAGGGGTTCAAATACAACTCTTTTTGCCCATTCCAAACTTTGATAATCAATTGATTTACGACTATCAAAAGCATCGCCCATATGAATGATTGTATCAATCCCGTACTGTTCCAGCGTCGGGAAAAATACATTCTTATAGAAGAGTTCAAAATAGTCGTGAAAGAGTTTTGAACCTTTTCTTGCCCCATAATGGGTATCATTAATCAAAGCTACTTTCATTCAGTAACGGAGTTTCGAATGGATATTGTCCTTGATACTATTGTAATCGGAATAGTTCGCTCCGTCAACCGTATTGTCGTCTCCAAACACTTCAGAATATCCAGAACGCTCAAGAATTTTATTTTTAATTTCTAATTGACGCTTTTCTCTTTGGATACGACGAAGGAAAGCATAGTGAATGATTTGAGTGAAATAAGCAAAAGGATTTTGAGACTTCTCGGGATTGAAGTTATGAATATACTGAACACAATTTTCAATACCGTCAGAAATCATATCTTCCTTAAACATGTAGTTTACGAAGTTTGGTTTAAAGGAGAGATGGTTTGCAATCTTCAGAAAACACTCTCCAATGTAGCGAGGAATAGGAGGTTTTGGTTTTCCTTGAATCTGTGCAATTTCTTTATCTTCACGATACTTAATGAGTGCAGCAAGAAACTCCTTGTTATTAACGTAATGCTCTGACCTCTTTCTTTTGGTCATAACTGCTGTGGTAATCATAAGTTTTTATCATTATTATGTATAGATTATACCACTTATACAAATACTTGACAAGGTGTTCAAAAGTTGATACAATTACCTTTGTCGAGGTTGATAAGATTAACTTTAGCTATTTTTATAAAGCTTCTCTAAGAGATCTTTAGCATCATTGACATTAGCAATGTATCCCATTCTACGATTCAACTTCGGTTCATTATTCTTTTCTCTACTTGATTGTCTGACGTAAGACTGATACATCATAATCATTTCAACATCAGAAGATTCGGAAAGAGTTATAACATCATCTAAATTTATAATAAACATATCCTCCTTGGTTGTTTTTAACCAAGGTTCTAATTTGTATCCAATAATTCCTGTTCTGCTCTTAATTTCATTTACAGTAATTGGATTAGAGATAATTAAAATAGTCCTATCCTCTTCTTCAGAAGCTGCTACCTTAGCAAAAATCTCTTCACCTGTTTTTAATTTAAGAGTGCAGTAAAAATCTTCTTCAATTCCCATTTTTCTTTAGTTGTATAGTGATTATTTCATAGTTGAAGTTTTCTTCATTATAAATTTTGATCCTTTCTATCAGGTGATTTAGAGTATAATTTTTTCTTGAATTATAAGTACAATCATCAGCGATGTCATAAAGAACTGCTTTTACTTTATTTTTTCCTTTTCTGAGTACTCTTCCGATTGATTGAAGATTTCTAATTCTTGATTTGCTAGGAGAAGCAAAAATAACATTATGGAGATTTTTAATATTAACTCCAGTGGAAAAAGTTCCATAGGAAGCAACAATGATTGCGTTGTTTTCCCTTTCAGTAATTTCTCTAACTAACTCCCTTTCTTCAGTATCAACTCCACCATGAATAAAAAATACTTTTCTATCACCTCGCTTAGTATTATTTATCTTTTCATAAAGTATTGCTCCATGCGCTTCTACTCTTGAAAATAAAACAAGAGTATTCCCTTTTAAATCTAGAGAAAGATTTGTAATAAATTTATTTCTTTGTTCTTGAGAAATTAAATATTGAATTTCATCTTCGTAAGTTTCAAACTTTTGTGGTTGATGTTTAAGCACAAGACAGCGAATATCTAACTGTGAAATATGTCCTTGTTCCATCAACTCATAAGTTCTAGTAACCTTATATGAAGGACCAAACAATCCTTCAAGAACCCACTTATGAGTTTGAGTTCCATCTAAAGTTCCAGTAAATCCAAAACGATACTTTGCATGATGAAGTTTGGTCATAATATCAATAAGAGACTTGCTTTTAAACAAGTGTGCTTCATCTCCTATAACTACTTGGTAATCTTCAAAAAATGAACGTTCTAGTTTATAAACAGATTGCCAAGTTGTAATCGTAACTGAATGTTCATTTGTTTTTTCTCTACCTGAATAAATTCTGTGACAATATGACTCAGCATCCCAACCGTAATCCTGGAAATCCTTGTGCATCTGCTCTACGAGAGATGTCGTTGGAACAACTAGAAGAATTTTTTGACCTCTATCCACATAATACCGCACGAGTGCGTAAATCATCAGACTTTTTCCTGACGCAGTGGGACTTATCAGCATCTTTCGATTATGCCGTAAAGCATCATATACTCCCTCTATTTGATACTGACGTGGAGAATGAGAACAAATAGATGACATATAATCCTTCACACCTTCGAAGGATATTGCCTCATTTACTTCAAAAGGTAGTCCATAAAATTTATTTTCTTTAAACTCATAAGTATAATTATGAAGTTTTAGTTTGTCGATAACTTTATCCAACAAACCCGCATAAATTTCGCCAGTATGTGAACTTAACAGACGAATTTTTCCGTCCCAATGTCTGCTTCTATACTGGGACATAAATTTTGCAGATTCAACCTCAAATGTAAAGTATGGTTGAAGTTCGTATAAAATATGAGGTTCACAATGTAGTTTTATGTAAACCTCATTCTTCTTTTCAATAACTACGTCACTCATAGCATCATAATTGCTATGAATATTTATTTACCCTAGACCAGACTGAAAACGTAAAAAGTCTATTGAATTTTTAATTTGGTAAGTTCTATTTGAAATCATTTTAAGAATACTATCAATATAACTCAACATAGTTTCGTAGTATTCTATTTTTAAACTAACTTGAGACAGATTTTCATCCGAATCTAAGTATCCTTGAAGAGTTTCTTTATCGCGAATCTTTTTTGGAAAAGGATTTTCTAAGTAAACTTCTGGATCTGCTTTTCCTGTAAAGTATTCATATCTTTCATGCCTTATTTTTTTCTTCTGTTGTTCTGCTCTCTTTTTTAATAAGTTGATGGTATTATAAAGATCAAAATACTTTGAATGTAGAATTGGAATATTTAAAGATTCTGTGTGTAGATTATCGATGTCTATCTTCGAATCTTGCTCCCACATTTTTTGGATTGTATCCAAATCAATACTCATAGTTTATTTCCTTGCAAATCATAAATGTTGTATATAGTATACTTGAAACTAACGTCTGCCGTAAAGTACTGAATATCTGTATCTGTAGCATCAAACGTCATTGTTGATAATGAATATGGAAATAAATCTTGGAATCTTATTTGAAAGTTTGGTATTTGACTACTCGTTAAAACTTGCAATGTCCCATCAGAATAAATGTTTTGACGATCTTTTTCATATTTTCCCTGAACTTCTCCTGATTTTTCTAAATCATCAAATTGCTTAAGTTCTTCGGGAAATCCTAATCCACGAATCCAGTTTTGTATTTCCATATAGTTTTCAAGATTTTCATCAACTAGAAATCTTAAACTCAAATCTCCAAATTCAATAATGTCACCCGGAGTTGGTAACATTTTTGTATATGATGGCTGCTCAGTGACTCCAAGATTTAAATCAGGAATATTTGCTTGATTGCAGAAAAAAGCAACTTTAGGAGTTCTTGTTAGAGTAAACTTAAATCCTGTTGGAGATAAAAAGTTTCTATTATCTATCTGCCCTCTGGTCATGGTTTTTTAAGTATTTAGATAACTCTTTCCCATCTACTACCAGGACCATTATATTTTAAAGATCTGCTTATACTACTCTCTAAAACTCCAGTATCTTTTCTAGCTTCTTTCATTGATTTATAAATTTTACCAGTTTTCCTGTCTTTAACACATATT